AGTCTCTGCTCGATATGAGAGATTTCAAGCCGATCTCCCCGCCCTCTGCGCTCGTGTTCAGCGCGATCCCGCCGATCTCATTTTCGTTGATCTCTCGGAAATGGTATCGATCTGGTTGAAGGCGGATCGTTAGCGCGCAGCTTGCGAATTCCCTTGCCGGCCTGACTGTTCGCTCAGTCGGCCGCTCGCCAGACAACTACCGTCGGGCAAGTCGCGGTGCCGCTGGAATGGACAGACCACGAGGTTGCTGGCGGACCAGCGGTTACGTTGCTCACAGGTAAGCGGTGACTTCGCCCAGAGTCCTGTCGCGAAATCCCCTTTTCACCAGCACACGCCTTGGAAGTCCCATTCGGGGAAGTTGCGAATTACTCGGCGATAAAGTCGGCATCTCGCGGAAGTGCCGCAAGCGGCGCCCAAAGTTGAATTGATCGCAACGCATTCTCTCCGCTTCCTTCGAGGGCTGACGCCCACTCCCACTTTCTGCAATGAGCTGGCAAACCCAAGTTGACGACATGCTGGAGACGTTGCTCGATCCGGACACCGGATTCGGCACGCCTTACGTTTACACCTTCAGCGCTGGCGGCATGATCGCACTGGCCGGCTACTTCAACGCCGCTTATCAGAACGTCAAACTCGACGGCTACGGCAGCACTATCACGACGATCCATCCCGTGCTGGGCGTCCGCCTGGCGGATTTCGCCGGCACTGTGGGCCCGGCGCAGGATGACACTGTGGCTGTCAACGGTGCGAACTACGCGATCTGGGACGTGCAGCCGGATAAACAGGGCAATCTGGTCAACAAAAACGGCGGCGCGCTCCTGCTCTTGAAGAAACTCTGATGCCTACAGATCATCCACGCTCCGTGATCCGGGACTACGTTGCGGCGGGCCTGGTGAGCGCGCAGACGCTGGCTGGCGCGAATGTTTTCGCAAACCGGATCGAACCGGTCGGCGACAACTGGTCGCCGGCGATCTTCGTGCACACGCCCAGTGAGTCAGTCGATCAGAAGGACTCGTGGGTATCAAATGATCCGGACAGCCCGGGCCGGTTGACTCGTGAGCTGGTGCTCGCGGTGGCCGGCATCATGGAGATGCCCCGCTCTGGCGTTCCCATCGACCGGCAGCTCGATCAGCTCGCATACCAGATCGAAGCATTCATGGACTCCGATCCGACGCTGGGCGGCAACGCTTCGAAGTCGCTGCTCCAGAGCAGCGCGGTTACACTCAAGCCCGGTGGCGTCGACGCGGTGGCGATGGTGCAGCTCGTCTACACGGTCACGTACTACACCGAGACCATTACGGATCCCCGCGTGGACGGCGTCCAGCCCACGAAGGTCTTTGTCGGCTTTGCGCCGGATATTGGCGCTGCCAATGAGGCGGACTACATCGAAGTGGTGGGCGGCTAAGGCATGCTGGACCTTCTGATTCAACGCGGGGCCAGGACCGGCGACCTGCAGGATCCGGACACCGCGCGGCTCAACCAGCAGGTGAGCAATCTGATCCACCGCGGCCTGGTCGTCTCCGTGGACCTGCAAAACGCGGTGGCGACGGTCCAGGTCGGAGAGGTGCAGACCGCAGCGCTTCCGTGGCTGACTACGCGCGCCGGCGGAGACATCACCTGGTGGGCGCCAGAAGCCGGCGAGCACGTGGCGATCCTCTGCCCGGGTGGAAGCCTGTCGCAAGGCGTCATTATCGGCTCGCTGTATTCCGGCTCGAAGCCGGCGCCGTCGAACAGTGCGGATCAGAACGTCACGAAGTACTCGGACGGCACGACGATCACTTACGATCGCGCGGCACATGCACTCACAGTTCAGGCTGTGGGCACGGTGACTATCAACATTCAGGGGAACGCCGCAGTCACCGCGCAGGCTGTGGCAGTGAACGCGCAGAATGGCCTGACGCTTACCGGCGCGCTGACGGTCGATGGCGATCTCACGCTGAACGGGAAGGTGGCCGGCACGCTGAAAGTGGCCGGCAATGTGCACGCCACGGGCGCGGTGGCCCAGATGGTTCCGCCAGCACAACTATGATCGGCATGAACGTGGACACCGGCGCACAGCTGGCCGGCTTCAGTCATCTTGAGCAGAGTATCCGCGACATTCTCCTGACGCCCAAGGGCAGCCGGGTGATGTTGCGCGACTACGGCTCGGATCTGTTCGCGCTGATCGATCAGCCGCTCAACCAGAGCACGAAGATGGCGATCACGGCGGCCGCGGTAGGCGCGCTGTCCACGTGGGAGCCGCGGATTCAGGTGCAGAGCGTAACGGTCACCGCGGACCCGGCGAACGGTTCCATCTCCATCAATCTGAGTGCGCTGTATTTGCCTGATGGGCAAGTCATCAACATTGAGGGCCTGAAACTTTCATGAGCCGCTTCAACCTGATTGACCTTTCGACGCTCACGCCGCCGGATGTGGTGGAGACGATCGATTTCGAGTCGATCAAGCTGGACATCCTGCAGGACTTGGTGACGCGAGATCCGTCGTTTTCCGCGCTGCTCGAGTCGGATCCGGCCGTGAAGCTGGTGGAGGCGTTTGCCTACCGGGAGATGATGTTGCGCCAGCGGATCAACGACGCGGCGAATGCCAACATGCTGGCGACGGCGCTGGGCTCTAACCTGGACAATCTGGCTGCGCTGTTCGGCGTCCAGCGCATGACGTTCACGGACGCGCAGGGCAATGTGACGAGCGAAACGGACGACCGGCTGCGCTTACGCGCGCAACTCGCGCCCGATGCTTTCTCCTGTGCCGGTCCAGGGAACGCCTACATCTACTTTGCGTTCTCGGCCGACCTGCGCGTGGCGGACGCGAGCGCGTTCTCACCGGCGCCGGGTAATGTCGTTGTGACCATCTACAGCAGCGATAACGGCGGTGTTGCCTCGCCCTACCTGCTGGCTGCGGTGTCTGCCGCGCTCAACGCGGATGACGTCCGGCCGCTGACCGATGTGGTGGAGGTGCAGGGGGCGCAGATCCAACATTATTTAATAGCGGCCACCGTGACGCTCTACCCCGGACCGGACGCGAGTGTTGTCACTTCGGCGATCACGAACGCGCTCACGGCCTACACGCAGAACGTACAACGGCTGGGCTACGGCATCACGCTCGCCGGCATGTACGGTGCTCTCGACCAAGCCGGAGTGCAGAACGCGACGATCCAGTCGCCGGTCACCGACGTTGCTGGTGATCCGTACAAGATCAACGTCTGCGACGCGGTGACCGTCACTGTAGCGCCAGCGAGGACGGAATGAGCACCACCCCCTTGGTCCTGCCGCCCAACGCGACGCTGTTTGAGCGGAACGTGGAGAGCGCGGGATGGCGCCTCGGCGACGACGGTCCCGTGGGCATCCGCGCACTGTGGAATCCGCAGACAATCCCCGCGGAGTTGTTGCCCTGGCTCGCCTGGGCCATGGGCGTCGATGCGTGGGACGTCGCGTGGGACGAGGCGAAGAAGCGCGCGGTAGTTGGCTCTGCACTCCCGGATCACCGGGTCGACGGGACACTCGCTGGCGTTCGCCGGGTGACTGGGCTTTATGGCGGCACGGTGACGAACGTCGTCCGGCCACCCTGCCAGCTTTACTATGGCGCGGCGCAAACGCGGGCAGAAAAGGACGCGGCGCTAGCTGTCTATCCGCAACTCATCCTGCGCACCGATTCCGATCCTTACGCTGTTCCGGATGGCGCAACGTTCGCCGGCCGGTTCATGGGCCACTGTTATGGCCTCGACCTCGGCGCGGCGGAACGAGCGCTGCCGCAGGCGTTCATTGAGGATCAGGGATCGACTACTCAATGTGCAGTGTCGGAGTGGACGGCGGGCGGTGTGGCGTACTTGCAGATCCAAGTGCCAATCAGTAACCCGCACGGAACCTACGCCGGCGGCTTTCCGAGATTCGGCACTGCTGTAGACGCACCGGTTTACCTACTGCAACTCCTGCAGAGCTACGCCGGGCCGGGGCTGGGAGTCAATTACAAACTCGTCGACGCCGGCGTCGAGCCGACGCAGGTGTTTCCCGACTGGATTTCGGAAACCTATTCCGCGCCTTGCATTTTCGCCGGCGCGTACTTCGGCGCGGGTGGGCTGTACTGGCAGGCGTCAGACGCCAGCAACCACGTGTACGCCCGGCTCTACTTGTTCAATGAGAACCGCACGCTCGAGGCCAGTGGCAAGAGTTTCTTTGTCGATGCCGTCCACACGGGCGTTCAGCCGCACACAGCGCAGATCCGGGCTTGGTTCCCGTTGCAGCGCTCACCGTCGGCACCCAGCTACTACGGCCAGGGGTACTTCGTGGCGGAGGATTACGAGTGGCTGACGCGCTACTGCGACAGTCTGGCGCGCTGCGCCTCGCTCCGGGACACGCTTCTCGTTGACACGCGCAATTACGCGGTCGTGAGCTGTGGACGCCAGGCGCAGTGCGATCCGGCGACGATGTGCGGCGCCATGCTGCCGCGTGAGTAGGGAGAGATCCGATGGAACAACAATTCAACTTTCAGCAAAACATGGACTTCCAGGTGCAGGACTTCATTGACCTGCAGCAGTGGACTGCGGACGGCATCGACCATATCGCGCTCGACGCAATCGCCCCGGCTGGCATGTACTTCACCGGGCTCACTGCCACCCAAAACGGCCAGACCCAGGTGAATGTGGCTCCCGGCCGCCTGTACGCGCAGGGCACGAATCCTTCGGGGAGCGCGGGCTTGTGGGTGTATCAATACCCCACGGCGACCACGAATTCGCTGCAGGCCATGCTGCCGCTGAACAATCCGAAGCTCATCGCGCTCATCGCCTGGGGCTCGGTCAATCCAGATGCCGATGTGGAGCCACGTTCGTTCCTGGTCAATGCGCAGACCGGTCTCGCGCAGACCCAGTCGACCGCCTTGCAGACGGTCCGCACCTGCAATCTGCAGTTTGTCGCCGGCGTCGAGTCGCCGGTGCCGCAGTTGCCCACGATTCCAGCGAATGCCCTGCTCATCGCGACCATCACCATCTCTCCGACCGGCATCACCTCTGTTGCCATGCAGTCGGGCAACATCCTGCCCAACCTGGCGAGCCATGAATCCCGCGTCACGACGCTTGAGAGTACGAGCACGCAGGTGCAACTCAAGACGTCTTCCTTGGCCACCGATCTGAGCGCGCTCGCGGCGAAGACCAATGGCATGGCCTCGTTGAGCCTGGTGACGCAGATGGCGGCTGATCTCGCGCGCACGAAGGCCAAGCTCAACCTGCCGTCTTCCTATTCCTCTTACGAGTCCAGTTTCTTCGGCGATTTGACGAAGAGCAATCCGGCCGCGAACGGCTACGCAGCCAAGGTCAGCAATGGCATTCTGTTCCCCGATGCTGCGAGCGGGACGTTCCCCTTCGATCTGTTCAACCCGATCGACTCAAGCGTTATCAAGAGCGCGCGTGGCCTGATTCTTCCGGCATACACGAGCGTCCCGCGCATTCAGACCACGGGCTACTCCGGCGATCTGTCGCTCTCGCAGTATCAGGTGCAGAGCCAGACGCTGGTGCAGCAGCAGGAAACGGTTTGGCAGTATCGCTACGGCTGGAACTGGAACTATTACCCCTACTGGTATCAGGGCCAGTTCTGGAACTACTACAACCAGTACTACGCCTACAATCTGCTGGGCGGCTACTGGTACGCCTACACCCAGACCAGCTACGCGCTGCAGACCAGCACAACCTCGATCAACGGGGCCATGGTGGCGCAGACCTTCCTGGTTTCGAACGCCATGTGGCTCACGGCCTTGGATCTGTTTCTGACCTCCGTCGCATCGAACGGCGACCTGACTGTGGCGATCACGAAGACGGTGGCCGGGCAACCCGATCTGACGAACACGATCGCCACTGTGAACGTCCCCGTCGGGACGCTGAACACTTATCCGAAGGCGACCAACATCCCGATCCCGGCGGTGCTGCTCGAAGCTGGCACGCGCTACGCGATGGTCATCATCACCCAGGGCAATCACCGCATCGCCACGGTCAGCGGGAACAACTACACCAGCGGCACGATCTTCTATTCGACCAACGGGGCGTACTTCCTCGGCGATCTGACC